CGCGCGGGACCAGCGACATCCTGCAGGATGCCGCCGACAACATGGCGCAGAAGATGGTCGCCGGTGCCAGGAAAGCAGCCGGCCAGCTCGGCGGTGGCACGGCACCCCCTGGCTCTGTGGGCCGCGACCAGCTCGGCGGTGGCACGGCACCCCCTGGCTCTGTGGGCCGCGACCAGCTCGGCGGTGGCAACCTGGTGGCATTGGGACGCTCTTCCCGCAGCCTCAACGCAGCCCTCGTCGCCAACTTCGGCGCCGCCACCACCTCGGCGGTGGGCGACCTGATCGCCTCGCGTCAGTCTGAGCTCGGCAACATCACCAGCGAGCTCGACAGCCAGCGCAAGTCCACGACCGACCAGCTGCGCGACTACCAGCAGATTCTCGATCTGCAGCGCTCCGGCATGAGCCCCGAGATCGCAAAGCAGCGCGTCGATGCTGAGAACGCCGCAGTGGCCGAGTGGGGCAAGCTGGTCACGCTGCGCGACCAGCTGGTGCTGGACCGCGAGATTGCCGGTCTGACTGACCAGCAGAAGGCGACCATCGACGCGATGATCACCAGCATCGACGCGCGCGATGCCGCGCAGATGAAGATCCTTAATGGATTGACCGCTGAGCAGCAGCAGCTCGAACGGCTTCGCCAGGCCTATGAGGAGAAGAAGCAGCTGGTGGAGGGCATCTCCAACTCGATCGGCAATGGCATCGGCTCGGCGATCGACCTGCTGATCGACGGCACCGACAACTGGGGCGACAGCCTGCGCAGCATTGCGGCCGGCGTGCTGAAAGACATCGCGCGCCAGATCGCGCAGACGATGGTGATTGCGCCGATCGTGAAGGGCATCACCTCGGCGTTCGGCTTCGCCAATGGTGGCATCATGACCGGCGACGGCCCCATGCCGCTGCGCAAGTACGCCGGCGGCGGCATCGCCAACAGCCCGCAGCTGGCCATGTTCGGCGAGGGCTCGATGCCTGAGGCCTATGTGCCACTGCCTGATGGCCGGCGCATCCCGGTGGCCATGAAAGGCGGCGGCGGCACCAACGTGGTGGTGAACGTGGACGCCTCGGGCAGCCAGGTGCAGGGCGATGCCGGCCGCGGCGAGCAGCTGGGGCGTGCGATTTCGCAGGCGGTGCAGGCAGAATTGATCAAGCAGAAGCGGCCCGGCGGCCTGTTGACGGCATAACCCATGGCGACCTTCACCTACACGCCCAGCTTCGAGGCCACCGAGAGCAGCCAGCCTCGGGTGCGCAAGTTCCAGGCCGGCGACGGCTACGAGCAGCGCATCCGCTTTGGCCTGAACACCAACCCGAAGGAGTGGGATCTGACCTTCAGCGAGCGCACCGACACTGAGCGCGATCTGATCACCGCGTTCCTGGACGCTCGCGGCGGCGTGGAATCTTTCGATTGGACCCCGCCACGTGGCAGCGGCGGCAAGTACGTTTGCGAGAGCTGGCAGGTAACGCTGCGCGCCTGCAACTTCAACACGATCCGCGCCAAGTTCCGGCAGGTGTTTGAGCCGTGAGCGTTCCCGTCTCAGACCTTCAGGCGATTGTGCCCAGCGCCGTCATCGAGCTGTTCGTGCTGGAGCTGAACACGCTGCAGCATGGCGTGAACGACACCTACCGCTTCCACGCCGGCGTCAACCTCAACGCCAACGGCGAGGTGGTGTGGAACGGCAACAGCTACATCCAGTTCCCGATTGAGGCTGATGGCTTCACCTATGAGGGCAAGGGCACGCTGCCGCGGCCGAAGATCCGCTGCAGCAATGTGCTGGGCACCATCACCGCGTTGCTGCTGAGCCTGCCCGACGGCCTCTCAGGCGCCAAGGTGACGCGCATCCGCACGCTGGCCCGCTACATCGACGCGGTGAACTTCCCCGGCAGCGTCAACCCCTACGGCACGCCGGACCCGACGGCAGAGTTCCCGCGTGAGATCTACTATGTGGACCGCAAGTCCACCGAGACGCGCGACGTGGTGGAGTTTGAGCTGGCGGCTTCCTTCGATCTCGCCGGCGTGCGGGCTCCGAAGCGCCAGTGCATCAGCAACATCTGCCAGTGGAAGTACCGCTCGGCCGAGTGCGGCTACGTGGGCGCCAGCTACTTCAACGAGAACGATCAACCCGTGGCCATTCTTGCGGCTGACGTGTGCGGGAAGCGGCTCAGCAGCTGCAAGGCAAGATTCGGCGCCACCGCCGAGCTTCCGTTCGGAAGCTATCCGGGCATCGGGACTTATTTCACATGACCGACTGGCGCACAGCAGCACTCGAGCACGCCCAGGCCGAGGATCCCCGCGAGGCCTGCGGCCTGTTGGTGGTGGTCAAGGGCCGCGAGCGTTACTGGCCCTGTCGCAACCTGGCGGCCGGCGTCGAGCAGTTCATCCTCGACCCGATCGACTACGCCGCGGTCGAGGATGCCGGCGAGATCATGGCGGTGGTTCACAGCCATCCACACACTGCACCGCAGCCCAGCCAGGCCGATCTGGTGGCGATCGAGCGCACCGGCCTGCCCTGGTGGATCGTCAACCCCAAGACCGAGGCTTGGAGTTCCGAACTGCGCCCCTCCGGCTATCAAGCGCCCCTGATCGGCCGCGAATGGGTGTGGGGGCTCACCGACTGCTGGACGCTGGCGCGCGACTGGTACGCAGGGCACGGGCTGCAGCTGCCCGACTGGGAGCGGCCGCTGACGCCGGAAGCCTTTGAGGCCGAGCCGCTGTTCGATCAGTTCTGGCGCGATGCCGGATTCCGCGAGCTCGACGAAGACGATGAGACGCAACCGGGCGATGCGCTGCTGATGAGCATCAGCGGGCCAGGCCTAAACCATGTCGGCGTCTACATCGGCGACCAGCTGGTGCTCCATCACATCCGAGGCCGGCTCAGCAGCCGTGACCTCTACGGCGGCTGGCTGATGAAATGCACCGGGCGCAGGCTGCGCCATTACGATGCAGGGAGGCTAGGGCTGGCGTGATGTTGCGCACGATCCGCATCTACGGGCGCCTGGCAAAGTTCCTGAAGCGCCGGAAGTTTGAGGCTGAGGTGAGCAGCGCGGCTGAGGCTGTGCGCTTCCTGCTGACCAACTTCCCGCAGCTGGAGCAGCACATGGCCGACCAGCATTACCGGGTGAGCGTGGGCAGCTACGACCTGACCGTGGATGAGCTGCACGACCCGGCCGGCCAGCAGGAAATCAAGATCGTTCCCGTCGTCTCGGGCGCGGGCGCGGTGGGTCGGATCATTGCGGGCGTGGCGTTGCTTGCCATTGGCTTTCTCGTGCCCGGCATTCTCCCCTTGGGCGTCCAGCTGCTGATCGGCGTGGGTGCCAGCCTGGTGCTGGGCGGCGTGGCGCAGCTGCTCACGCCCGTGCCGCGAACGGTGCCGCCAGGCTCCACCAGCGACACGGTGAAAGACCCTCGCAAGAGCTACAGCTTCTCAGGCATCCAGAACACCACCCGCCAGGGCCTGCCTGTGCCGATCGTCTACGGGGAGACCATGGTGGGCTCGGTGGTGATCTCGGCCGGCGTTGACACCGTGCAGGTGGCCGGATGAGCAGGATCGTCGGTGGTGGCGGTGGCGGTGGCGGCTGCTTCTTTGGGAACACGCTGGTGCGTGTTCCTGATGGACAGCGCCGCATTGATGAGCTGAATGCCGACGATCTGGTCATCAGCTTTGATGATTGCGGCGAGCTGCACCACGCCAGGATCCTGAAGGTGCATGTCCACGAAGGCGAGCGGCTATTCCGCTACCGCCTGTGGGGTGGTGCTGTGCTGGATGCAACGCCCAACCACTGGGTGCTGAACCAGTTCAACGCCTTCGTTGAGATCGGCAGCCTTGGCGCTGATGACTGCCTGGTGGATGAGAACGGCCACCTGCGGCCGATCGTGGACCGCACCGACTTTGGCTGCGGCACGGTCTACAACCTCACCGTGGAGGGCCACCACACCTTCATCGCAGGCGGCATCCGCGTTCACAACGCTGGACTAGGCCTCGGCATCGCTGGCGCAGGCGGTGGAGGTGGAGGTGGCGGCGGCAAAGGTGGCGGCGGCGGCGAAACCTACACGCCAACCGAGGCGGCCGACAGTCTCAACTCGACGCAATACGCCAACCTGGTTGATCTCATCAGCGAAGGTGAAATTCAGGGCCTGAAGGACGGCTTCAAGTCGATCTTCGTCAACAACACGCCGCTTCAGAACCCGGACGGCAGCTTCAACTTCCAGGACGTCAGCGTCTACACGCGCAACGGCACGCAGAACCAGAGCTACGTGCCGATTGCTGCCGACGTTGAGAATGAGGTTGGCGTCAACGTCACGGTGCAACAGGCCACGCCTGTAGTGCGCAGCATCACCGACACCACAGTCGACGCCGCGCGCGTGACGATCACCGTGCCAGCGCTGCAGCTGTTCACCGACAAGGGCGACATTGAGGGCACCGATGTGCGCCTGCAGATTGCCGTGCAGTACAACGGCGGCGGCTACGGCACCGTGATCGACGACACGATCGCTGGCCGCACGGGTGATCAGTATCAGCGCGACTACCTGGTGGGGCTTGCCGGCGCATTCCCGGTGAACATCCGGGTGACGCGGATAACGGCCGATAGCAACAGCGCAAAGCTGATCAACGCCTTCAGCTGGTCAAGCTTCACCGAGATCACATACGCAAAGCTGCGCTACCCCAACAGCGCCCTGGTGGCGATACGGGTGGCCGCCGAGCAGTTCAGCTCGATCCCGCCGCGAACCTACCTGGTGCGCGGCATCAAGGTTCGGATCCCGAACAACGCCACCGTTGACGACACCACCGGCCGGTTGATCTACTCCGGCATCTGGGGGGGCACGTTTGGCGCTGCGCAGTGGTGCTCAGACCCCGCGTGGATTCTCTGGGATCTGCTCACCTCCACCCGGTACGGCTTTGGCGATCACATCCAGGCCGCGCAGCTCGACAAGTGGGCGTTCTATGCCGCGAGCCAGTACGCCTCCGAGCTGGTGCCCAACGGCTTCGGCGGCACCGAGCCGCGCTTCTCGTGCAACGTCAACATTCAGACCGCCGAGGATGCCTACAAGCTCATCAACGATCTGTGCTCCACCTTTCGGGGGATGCCCAACTGGAGCACCGGCGCGCTGACCATCAGCCAGGACAAGCCGTCGGACCCGGCCTATCTGTTCACGCTGGCCAACGTCTCTGATGACGGGTTCAGCTACCAGGGCGGCAGCCTCAAGACCCGCCCGACCGTGGCGGTGGTCAGCTACCTCGACCTGAGCCTGCGCGACATTGCCTACGAGGTGGTCGAGGATCAGACCGCGATCGTCAAGTACGGCGTAGTCACCGCCGAGGTGTCGGCCTTCGCCTGCACCTCCCGCGGCCAAGCGTCACGCATCGGCGAATGGCTGCTCTACTCCGAGCAATACGAATCCGAGGTGGTGACGTTCACCGCTTCGATCGACGCCGGCATCCTGGTGCGCCCCGGCCAGGTGATCAACATCTCCGACCCGATGCGCGCCGGCGCCCGTCGTGGCGGACGGATTGCAACCGCAACCACCACCACGATCACGGTGGACAACGCCACCGACCTATCGCCATCAGGCGGCACGCTTTCGGTGATCCTGTCCGACGGCACAGTGCAGCGCCGCAATGTGGCCAGCATCGTCGGGACCACGGTCACGCTCACATCGGCGCTGCCGTCTGCTCCGAACGCGAACAGCATCTGGGTCTACGAGACCTCGAACATCCAGGCCTCGACCTGGCGGGTGCTCAGCGTCAGCGAGCAGGATCAGGCGCAGTACCAGATCACGGCGCTCGTCTACAACGCCTCGAAGTACGACTACATCGAGCGCGGCCGGCCGCTGGCGCAGCGCGCCACCACCGACCTTAACGTCATTCCCGAAGCACCCATCAACCTGCAGGCCGTTGAGGCGCTCTACGAGAGCAACGGCCGGGTGCTGTCCAAGTTGGTGGTGAGCTGGCAGCCGGTGGTCGGCGTCAACCAGTACCGCTATCGCTGGCGGCTGCAAAACGGCAACTGGTCAACGTCCACGCAGAAGCGGCCTGATTTCGAGATCTTCGACACCACGCCAGGCCGTTACGAGATCGAGGTCTACAGCGTCAACGCCGCGCTGCGCACATCGGTGCTGCCGGCCAAGCTCACATTCAACGTGTTCGGCAAGACGGCACCGCCGGCTGATGTGACCGGCGTCTCGCTGGTGCCGATCGACCAAGCCAGCGCGATCATCAGCTGGACGGCATCCACCGAGATCGACGTGAAGATCGGCGGCAAGGTGCTGATCCGCCACACGCCGCTTCTGGTTGGCGCCATCTGGGAAGACACCATTGAGATCGTGCCGGCCGCTTCCGGCAACCAGACGCAGAAGCAGGTGCCGCTGCTCGAGGGCACCTACCTGCTCAAATTCGAGGACGACGGCGGCCGCCGTTCGCCGAACGCCACGCTGATCGTGGCCGACCTGCCGACACCGCTGCCGCGCCTGCTGGTGCAGACTTACGCGGAAGATCAGGAGACGCCGCCGTTCTCGGGCAACGTCGTGGACATGTTCTACAACGAGGAGCTGGACGGCCTTGTGATCAGCACCGGCCCGCTGGTCGATGCCCTCGCCCCGCCTGGCGCAGGCAACGACAACCTGGCGCAGGAGGACGGCGATGCCCTGCTGCTTGAGGATGGCGACCAGATCCTTAACGAAGGTGAGGCCGGCAACTGGGACGGCCTGACCACGATCGACAGCCCGCTGCCACCGGAACAAGGCGAGTACGAGTTCGGCTCGACGCTCGACATGGGCGGCGTGTTCGACATCAACCTGCAG